ATGTGAATGTTTTAAAATAGTATCAATAAAAGTTGTACTGACCTTGTTTATTTTTCTAGCTTCTGCTATCATACGAACTACAGGATGATTATGTTTAGAAATAAAATTTTTAGTAAATGATGGTGAACCAGTTTTTTCAGTTACATCATAAGGTAGTTTCAATTTTTGAAAAACTTTTTCAATTGATCTTGCAGCCCATATTTGAGTATCTACTCCTGTTTCTATTTTTATTTGTTGCAATAGGTTTTGTTCTTTTACTGCCATTACTGTTTTTAATTGATTCGCTTTTTCGATATCTACCCGCACCCCTAGGTGACGCATATCAACTAGGCAAGGAAACAGATCAGTTTCGAGATTAAATACATTTTGTAAATCTTCTTCTATTATTATTTTTTTAAAATAATTCCAAAGTTCTAAGGTTAATGCAGCATCTTCTTCTGCATATGCACCTACTTCACTTGCAGGCATTTTCCACATATCTGCTTTAGGATCTAATCCACGTTCTTTCGCTGCTTTATTTAACAAAGATTCATTTTTACCTTTATTTAAATATATCCATGATAATGAATTTAGTGTGTATGAAAATCTATTTTCATCAATAAGTGATGCTGCAATCATAGTATCTACGATTAAACCATTGATTTTTATACCTAAATTTCTAATCCAACATACATCATACATTGCATTATGAAATATTTTTGTAGCAGGTGATTCACAAATATCTTTAAACCATCTTAAAACTTTATCTCGATCCATGTTTGGACCTGTACCATGAGCTATTGGAAAATAATTTTTATATCCATCTACAGCTATAGCTATACCTACAACTTCACCATTACCTGATATGGCTCCTGAACCCAGCTTCTTTAAATCTGGATCTCTTGTTTCTAAGTCAATTGCTATCTCTTCTGCTTTTCTTAAATCAGGAAAATCTATAGGTGCTACCCATTCTGTAGTTGGCATTAACATTATTTTTTCCTCTTCATGTCTTTCATCTTTTTAATTTCTAATTCACAATAATGAATTATTTTTTCTAAATCTTGTATGCCATTTTTATTCATGTAACGACACACATATTTAATAACATTTCCTTGAAAAAAAGAAAGGTCATTCTTAGAAATAAATTCATAAGGTTGAATGTGAAAGTCTTTGTAGTGACTTCCGCCTATCTGTTTATCTTGTGGAAACGCGTTTTCAAACATATCTTTATTTGTCATTTTTCTCCTTTACTATTTCTGTTAATAAATCAAAAAGAATATCTTCTGCACTGCCTGAGTACGTCAATAAATCTTTATTTGAGTTTATATATTCTATATGGTAGTCACCATCTTCTTTTGTTATTTCTTTTATTTTTAACATATTTTTTCTCCTTTGGTTTCTGGCAGTTGTTGGTTTAACGATCTTAATGAATATATAGGGAGTCGAGAAATCGAACCAACTCCGCCCGTTAGGACCCGACGCTGCCAGTCGCCAGCATGAGTTATCTCTATCCCGATCGGTTTACATACTTTCGTATATAAATTTTTATAAATGCTTGTATTCATTTCTTTTTAGTCTTGCTTTTAATTTATATAAATTATTTCTTGCACGTGTAGCACCTACATACCAAACTCTATTTTCTTCATCGTATTTATCTTGACTCTTTTTTATTGCTTTCTTTATTTTTTGACCTAAATCTAAACACAATATAACACTATCTTCTTCTCCACCTTTAGCTGCATGAATAGTAGACACAAGTATTCTTGCTCTTTCATCTAAATTTTCTCCATTATCTAACATATTTTTTATATATTCTTTCTCATCTAAATCTGCTTCTTTAAATGCATCAAACCAATCAATGTCTTTATTCCATGTTTCAAGTCCAGATCCAATAAATTGTTTTATATCTTTTATTTCTTTTTCATCTAATTCAATACCTCTACACCATGAATTGTAATTAACAGATGCATTGTATAATAATACCTTAAATGATTTACCTTTATTACTTTCATAATATAGATTTCTTTTTCTTAATTCGTCTGTCATTTTTCTCAATCTAGAAATAGTTCTGGTTAATATTAACCACTTACCTTTAGTTATATCTATTTGATCTAAATTATTTATTCTTTCACAAACACCTTCATAATCTCTTGGATAATATTGTTTTAGTTTCCTTTGTCCGACTATATTATTTAATGGAATAATGGATTGCTCTTGTACTGCTCTAGATATTCTTTTTGAATACTTTAATACTTTTTCTTTTGCAGGTTCATTTATAAATCTATTAACGTCAGCTCCTGCCCAGGCAAATATAGCTTGGTCATCATCACCTGCTAAATAAATATCATCTGCATACTTTTTTAATTTATCAAATAGTTTCCACTGTAATGGAGATAAATCTTGAGCTTCATCTATAAAAATAACTTTAAATTTTGGTAAATCATCTTTTTCTATTAATTGATTTATCATGTCATTAAAATCTAATTTCTTTTTTACTTTTTTATAATTTATTAGATTATCATTTATGTTTTTAAGTAAAGGCCATCTAATTTCTTTTGTGTTGTGTTCGTTTCTATCAAACTCTTCTCTTATAGTTACATCTCTATTGATAGCTCTTCCAATCATTTGGAAGTATGGACTATCATTATCTAAATAAAATTTTTCTTCCTTATTATATTTGTCATAATACTTAACTCTTAAATTTACTTTCTTACCTATCTTAGCGTAATCTTCTCCTTGCATTACTCTTTTAGTATTTAAATCTAATTGATCAAAAGCAAATGAATGTATAGTTCTAAAATAATATAGTTTGTCATTATCAACTGGCATTCTATCTCTAGCTACATTTGCTGCTTTTTTAGTAAAAGCAAAGTATGCAATCTTATCTAAAGGTGTGCCAATTCTAATATAAGCTTTAGCTCTACTAATTAATTTATGTGTTTTACCTGTACCTGGAGGACCAAAATATTTATATATCATTAGACAATATCATCCTCATTTTCTACTTCTATTATTTCTTCAACTTCTTCCTCTTCTTTAAATAAATATAATGGAATAGCTGCACAACCATTTACACCTGGATATGGTTTATTTGTTCTTTTATTAGTTCCAGGGAATCTTTTCTTTTTACCAAACTCTGGTTTTGGTAAATGATCTTTTTCATGTTCAAACATTTTTTCAATCATGTAAGAAGTTCTTGATGAATCTTTTTTCCATTCATTTTCTTTTAAAAAATTATAAAAATCATCATAAACAAAATATGCGTACTCCTCATCTTTCAATACATTACCACTTAAAAAAGAATTATACGTTGTAGCCTGAGGCCCGTTGATATGTTCCTTTAATAATTTCTTTAGTATCTCCATTGGTCTGGTCCCTGGAGCCGGCTGCACTGTATCAACGGTATCTAATAATGCATTTATCATTGCATAAAAATCCATTGCTTTAATTGGTGGAGGAAACACATCAGCTTGCGCCATGATTAAACCTCTTAATTCTTTTTGATCTTTTATTTTATTTACATCTTTTGCATGTACTGGAACTGATTCACCTTTTTTATTTTCTACTGTGAAATAATATTCAGGATCTGGTTTAAAATCTACTTTAATTAAATTAGTCATTGATGGCCAATCTATTTTTTTATCCGATATAATTCCAAATTTTCTTTTAATACATTCTGATTTAACACAAACTGGTGCAAGTAATTCATCAGTACAAGTGTGACCTTTAGTTTCTTTTTCCCAATTTTTTATTTTCTTTTCAATGTGATCATCTGTCCATGTCGCATTAAATTCAAAATAATTTCTACCTGCTTGTAATACTCTATTTTGCCAATCATCTGAATATTTCTTTTTAGCAAACACCATGTAGTTATATAAAAATCTATCTCGACCATCTTTCATAATATTTTTTGATAAAATTTCTAAACAAGGTGGACCATCTTTAAATTCTTCTGCACCACCTGTTAATTCTTTTTGAATTATATTGTCAGATATATTTTTTAGTTGTTCTGAAGTTTGTTTATTTAATTCAATACAATTTAAAAATAATTCAAAAGACATTTCATTACCAGAAGGATCTAATGCACGTCTTTCATCACCATTGTAAGGTAAGTTTATAAAGTTACCATTTAATTTATTACCGTCTGTATCATCTCCTAGTTTTGTTTGTTTAGGAAATATTTCTGTATTAATTGGTAATTTAAATAAAAATAATACTTCTTCTAAAAAATCTTTTATAATTTTTGCTTTTACAAATTCTTTTGTAAATACATATAAATGTAGTCCACCACTTTTTGATCTAATTGGAATTAACGGTAATTCTTTTTCTTGAATAATATCTAAATAATATTTTACATCTAAATTTTTATATACTTTTGGATCAATATCTATTGCACCAAATCTTGCTAAACCATCATCATTACATGGTTGTATACCTATTGATTTAATTCCATCTAAATGTTGTTGATAGTCTTTATCTGTAACTGGTTTACCTGACCAACCATAGTCACCTGATCTAAATTTTAACTTACCTGTATCTGGATCTGTATAACCATTGTTAATATTACAGAAACCAAAATTACGTTCTAAACCTGTAAATGCTTTTTTAAATTCTTCCATTCTATAAACTCATGTTGTAAGGCCGGCTCCACTCTCGCATCACCGGCCTTCGTGACCACTATTATAATTTTCCAATTATAATTTTATTAAACAATATCCTCTGTTTGAGGTTTATTGTTTTTCTCATACTCAGGTTTTGCTGCACCTTTAGACACAGATTTTTGAAACTCTTGTGCCATTAAGTATAAGTCAGCGTCCTCTTTCTTAGACACATCTAAAGCTCTCGCCATAGATGGTTTATAGACATGCCAGCTTTTACTTCCTGCAACTTTACCAACAGTTTTTAGATTATAAACTGCTGCATATGCTGCTGGATTGTAAACACCTTTGTCATCCTTAAATCTAAGATTTTTGATCAACTGATTTAATTCTCTCGCAGGTGTTAAGTTAGATGATCTCATAGTAATCACTGCAGGTCTAGGTTCGTCACCTAAAACTATTACATAAAAATATGCAGTTTTTTCTAAGTAATTACCATTTGATAATCTATACTTACCGTTCCTTTCTTCAACAGCATCATCAGGTATTGATAAATGTGTTGCTACAGGCGGAGCAGCTGTATCTCCCATCTCCTGCCATTCTGGAAATCTTGTTTGCACGTGTGCAACAATAACTTCCACACCTTCGTTTCCATCTATTAATGTACCAAGACCTTTTGCATAGATCATACCAGGTTGTGAACCTTCTACGTACTTTGCATTACTCTTATTACATTCAGGTGATAGTTGGTGAAGGATTTTTAAAATCGGTGTTGACATATCATCCGATTTTATTTCTTCGCTACCTCTTCCAGAGTCGCCTCTTAGGTTGATTGTAGCCAGTGCACCTGCACTGTTCTTCTTAGTCATAGCATTTGTATTTGCCATATATGTCTCCTTATTGGGTTATTATTTATTTTTTATTTTTTAAATACGTTTGATTTCCATCAAATGTATTAAATAGTTCTGCAGGAACTTCATGACCTTTGTCTTTCCATTCCTTCATAACTACTTTGAGTGTCTGTGGGTGAACTTTTTCCTCTTGGATAGGTTCAAACCCACCAGACCTCGCAAGGTTGACGTAATCGACCGCCTTGTTATCTTCGCCTTGACCAAATGATACAATAACATTATTTTTTACTATATCACCTAAGCCATTGTCTCGAAGCCAGTGTATCGCCTCTGCTTTTTTATCAGCTTTAACTGAGGCACTATAAATTTTTTTAACAGTAAGTTCAGAACCATCTTTTAATTTTAAACTAGATAGGTTCATGTCTTCCATTAATTTTGGAATAACAATACAACTAAAATGTTTTTCATCTTCTTTTTTATCTTTTATTCTTGCTTCCAATTCTTTTATTTCTTCTTGAATTGTTTGTAACTTTTCAACTTCTGTTGAAAGTTTATCTGGATCAATACTAGTAGATTGATCAGGTGCATCTTTACGCATATCTATTATCATAATATAACTCCTTTAAGTATTTTCTTTTTAACTTTCATGGCCGTAATTATAATGATTGAAACTTGATTTGTCAAGTTTTATTTTTGAAAAATATCTACTTCGATTGGGTAATAAGTTTTTTCTTGTCGATCCCATTTTAATAAATTAAATTTACCATTTGTTATATCAGAAACAACAGAACAAACTACTCCAATAATTGCAGGATCACCTGACAATAATAAGTAATCATTAGTTGTATAATCTTTTAAAAGTGTTTTTAATTTTTGTATTAGTGGACCAGGTGACATTATAATTTGACTTCTTTCTGGCAAAACTGTGACAATTTGTCCAAACTTTTGTGCACCTAAAATATTATACTTAGGTTGTCCTATAGACGTTCCTGGTATCTCTTGTGTTAAATAAACTTTAGTCATTGACTTTTTCTTTTTACCTAATATATATCTTCTTAGAAAGAAAAGTAAAGGTTATATATTATGAATTATAAATTTAAAACTAAGCCGTATGAGCATCAATTAGATGCATTAAAAGACTCTTGGGATAAGGAAAATTTTGCTTATTTCATGGAAATGGGTACAGGTAAATCTAAAGTATTATTAGATAATGCAGCTATTTTATATGATAAAGGTCTAATAAATGGACTATTATTAATAGCACCAAAAGGTGTTTATAAAAATTGGTATGACTCTGAAATACCAAATCACTTACCAGATCATATAGAAAAGAAAGTTGTACTTTGGAAAACATCTGACAAATCTTCTAAACAAAAAAAAGTTTTAAATACATTATTTGAAACAGGAACTGACTTTCATATATTAATTATGAATGTTGAAGCATTTAGTTCTGGTACAGGAACTGCATTTGCAGAAAAATTTTTATCATGTCATAAATCAATGATTGCAATTGATGAGTCTACAACAATTAAAACACCTACATCAAATAGAACAAAAAATATTTTTGGTCTAAGACAATATGCAAAGTATAGAAGAATATTAACAGGTTCACCTGTAACTAAATCACCATTAGATTTATTTTCTCAATGTGCTTTTCTTGATCCCTGGCTCCTGGGCCATGACTCTTATTGGGTATTCAAAGCTCGATATGCAGTTACTAAAAAAATAGAAGTACAAGGTAGACGTGTTGAAATAGTTGTTGGTTATAGAAACCTTGGTGAACTTTCAGAAAAAATAAAACCATTTTCAAAAAGAATATTAAAAGAAGATTGTTTAGATTTACCTGATAAGACCTATGTAAAACATTATGTAGAACTTACACCAGAACAAAATAAAGTTTATAAACAAATGAAAGCAGAAGCAATTGCATTCTTAGATGGTAAGATGCAATCATCAGCAACAGTTATGACTCAGTTAATGAGACTCCATCAAATTACTTGTGGACATTTTACTGCAGATGATGGTACGATAAAAGATTTACCTTGCCAAAGATTAACTGAACTAATGAATATATTAGAAAATGTTGAAGGTAAAACTATTATATGGTCACACTATACTCATGATGTAAGAAGAATTATTGCAGAAATAAAAAGAGTGTATGGTGAAGAATCCGTTGTAGATTATTATGGTGCAACAGATACTGATGAAAGATCAAAAAATATTAAGAAGTTTCAGACAGATGATAAATGTAGATTCTTTGTAGGTACTACCCATACAGGTGGTTATGGTATTACATTAACTGCAGGTAGTAATATGATTTATTTTTCTAATGGTTATGATTTAGAAAAACGTCAACAGTCTGAAGCCAGAATAGATCGTATAGGTCAAACAAGAAAAATGACTTATATTGATATAATGACTTCAGATACTATTGACGAAAGAATTGTTAAAGCTCTCCGTAATAAAGTCGACATCGCAAATACAATTATGGATGAAGACTTTAGAGAATGGATTTAATCAATATCAAAAGTTTTTTCTTTACTTGGTCTATTGTTATCTAAATGAATAGATAGCATACCATTTTCAAGTTTTACTTTTTTAACTTCAACTGTGTCTGCTAGTTGAAATTGTTTTCTAAACCATCTTTTAGAAATACCTTTAGAAATATATTCTTCTTTTTCATTATTTTCTTTAATGTGTTCAGAAGCTTCGATAGTTAATATCTCATCTGTTTGATGAATATCAATATCTTCTTTAGCAAAACCTGCTAAAGCTATTTCTATAACGTATTTATTTTCAGATTCCTTTTTAATATTATAAAAAGGATAACTTGGTTTAGATGTCAACCAATTGTCTCGTCCATCGAAAAATGGATCAAAACCGATTGATGTATTTAGGAAAGTATTTAATAGATTTGTCATAGTAACCTCCGTGTTAGACAGTTAGTTTATGGGTTCTTTCCAAAGCAACCCACTGTTAATATAGTAATGATTTAAATTAATTCAAGAATAAATTAAATAATCCCGTTAGTGTTAGGATTGTAGTAAATGCACCACCGATAATCCAATATAATAGTCTATCAGTTTTCTTTTCAATATCTTCTATTTTAGAATTTACTTTTTCTATGTCTCTATGTAAATGATTGATGTCTTTTTTCACGCCTTCAATATGTCCGTATAATGCCATTAAATGTTCTCCTGTATCTTCTGGATGCTTGCCGTTTGCCATTAGAATGTGACCCCCGCCACATAAAGACCCCAATAGTTTGATACTATCTGACCGCCCAAATAAAACATTATGCTAAACCTCTTGATCTTAATCTAATTTGTTTTTCTTCTTCAGATAATAACGCATTTTCTGTTGCAGTCAAACCTTGATTTATGGCCCCTGAAGCCGGAAGCGCTGCAGTTTGGACCACTTGTTGATTAGGCATTGGTGTAGGTGGTAATGGTTTTTGTGGAGCTTTACTAAATAAATCTTGTCCAGGTAATGCAAATCTTTTTGGTATAGATTTAATAGTATCAACTGCTTTTTCTAATGCT